TAGATTCTGGCTTTCTTACACAAGGCTCATACGGAACACCTTTATTAATCATAAATGATGTTAATGGGTCTTTGTTGTCTTGTCTAACCGTTCTGATGTAGTAATTGTCAAAACGAGTATGAATTCCAGAAGCAGTATTGCAAAGACTAGACACAGTGCCACTAGGTTTGACGCATGTAATTGCAGTTGATTCAGGTATACCAAGTTTTTCTGCCCAAATTTTATTAGTAGTGATTGCAACATCTCTCATCTCCTCTAGCCATTTAGGTAGGTCTTTGTTTTGATGATTGCCTAACACCGCATGGTCACATATCCCAGTCAAAGATACTCCTAAAAGACGCTCTTCTTCAGTGTTGGTTTTCCAAATCTTACGCAAATAGCGGAAGTCAGACAAAGTAGACTGTAATGTTCCTAGTATAGAAGCTACTTTTACTTTTTCTTTTAAAGACTTTAAGGTATCATCTTCTCGGACTATTACCTCTGATAAATTACACAGTTGTGCTCCGCGGAGGAGTATTTCTGAACATGGATTAGTTCCGAAGTCAAAGTTAGTATCTCTTCTTTCGGGAGATAATCGTTTTGCAGCTTCTCGGTTAAATATTCCTCTCTCTCCACTACGAGAGTTATAAAGTGCTCTCCACTCATCAATAAATTGACTCATGCTAGGCTTGCACTCATACGTTGCAGAGTTGTTTGCTAAACTTCTTTGGTTGTTTTCTTCCCACCAAAAGCCAAACTTAGCAGTTCTCATGCTAGAGTCTTCAAGGTCTGACAAACTAATCATAGCTGACCTACGAACGCCACCTACTACAACTATATCTCCTACTTTACACATCAAGTCATGACACTCTAGACTTGTTAGTTTACGTTTCTTTGCGTTTTTAAATATGTTAATTGTAAAATTAAATAAAGATTCTAAAGGCTCAGGGCCAGAAGCTCTACCACCAAACGTTTTAAGCCGTTCTCCTTTTTTCCTTACTTTTGATACATCCCACTTAGGAACTTGTCCAGAGTAAAGCATTGCAATCATTTCACGATATGCCTTAGCCCAACCTATCTTGCTATCGGCTACAGTAATTATGCTATCTGTTTCATAAAATTCTTCAGCTACTACTGGAAGTAGATCTACATACTTATGCTCAACTGAAAATCCAACACCAGTACCGCAGCATAGTATATATAGTGCTTCATCAAATGCTCGTGGAGTGTCTATAGGTAGGTAAGAGCAGTTGTAACCTGCAATATGATCTCTGTCTAGAGCTTTACCTGCTGTCATCATAGCTCTCATAGATGGCATAACTTCTTTTTTTAAAATAGAGTCATGTACTTCATCAATGTCTGCATCTGTAAGTAAGCCTTTATCAAGCCAATAATCAGTGTATCTGCTCACTGTCTCACCCCAAGTCTCCCGCCTTTTGTCATCCTCTAGATATCTGGCGTACTTAGATTGGTGAACATAGTCTTGAAAAAGTTGCATCAATTATTCTCCTTTAATTTATTTTATTTATAGCCATGTTGGAAGTCAGTCAATATTGTTCCAAGAGTTACTAACGCTCTGTTTTCGGCTAAAATATCTTCCCATGTCATCAAGTATTGAGCGCATTTTTGAGAGCCTTTTTCAGAAGTAAAGTAATCCTCATATGCATCCCTAACCGTCTGCTCATAATCATCGGAACCTTCTAGCATCTTAATAGCTGTCTTTTCTCCTACACCTGGAATACCTTCAATGTTATCAGTAGAATCTCCAGTAAGTATTTGCTTGTACAGCATATGCCTTGCCTCTGAAACACTGACGTAGTAAAGGTCAGCTTTTACCCAATTGTAATGCCATCCTGGAACTTGGTCTAAATCTTTGTCTGTAGATACAATGCAGGTTTCATCTGTTTGCAAGTCAGACAGTACGTCATCAGCTTCCACTCCATCAACTGTCTCAGCTTTCCAAGTGGTCTTCATGTAATCTTGAATCTCTGTATACCAATGAGGTCTGTGGTTCTTATCTCTATTACCTTTATAGACTTTGATTGTTGCAAGCTCATCTCTGAAATTGCCATGTCCTGTCAAATAAAGTTCTAATTCAATCCTGTCCTCGCTAAACTTCTCAGAAATTCTTTCACCTATTTCCCTCAAAACAGTTTTAACATTGTTAAGAGCATTTTCAACAGGCTCGATTATTCTTTCTACCTCATGAATAGTAGCTCCTTCTGGAATCTCTTTTTTATATCTAAAGTTTCCATGTGAAGTTTTATAGTCATTTTTTTCCGCAGCAAAACCGCATCTGTATACTAAAATATCTCCGTCTATCAATGCTTTCACAATTAATTACTCCCTACAACAAGCCTCAAGCATTTCCGAGTCTAGATCATCATCCTCATCCTCACCTTTTCTGTGTTTATCTAGAATTTCTTGCATCTCTTTAATGCCTGTTAAAGCTTGTGTTAAAAAAGGAACTTCTGCTTCTACTACCCCATAAATCTTATTAATAACAGCATACACCAACTGTGTTTCCCCAGTAACAACCGTTTCTTGCACCGTCAAATAGTAGTCTTTGCTAGAAGCAATCATATTTACAGGTGTTACCTCAGATTCGCTACTCATATACAGGCTCTATCTCAGCAGTTGCGTTACCATCTAAGCCACCGTTTCTAGCGTCTGCTGAAGCATTGTAATACTTCTGTGTGTATGCCTCTATGGCCCCATCTACAACTTCTACTTTTTTCTTAGCCGTTGAGCCTAGTGACAATGCTCCTTGGCTGATTAGGAGGTCAACCGTTGCAGTAGCTCTGCTCAAGCAAGCTAGGTAACGTATTTCTTTTGACTTAACTTTATCTTCATCTTCTTTCTTTTTCCAATAGTCATCCCTTCCAACAGACACATTAGTTTTAACGGCTGCTGGAGCTGATGGAGCAGGAGTCATATTGGATGTTGCTGTAGATGCCTCTGTAACTTCCACGCTCTTGAGGTCAATATTTTTATAGGCTCCCTTTTCAGTGTAAGTAAACTGAATAGTATTACCTTCGACAAAAGTAAGCTTTGCAGCGTCAAACCCAGCACCATACCAAGCGTTGTTATCAAGTTGAATCGACACACCCCGACCAACTCTGATTGTTTTTACAACACCATTAGCTACTTGAACAGTCATATATTTTCTCCAATATTAATTAATCTAATTATCATTTTCCCCAATGCGTCCCTGTCTTTAGTTCCGCACCTAGAGGAACGTCAAAGTCAATGCCATAGAGCTTCTTCATGAATTTTACGGGGAAATCTTCTAAACTCTTAGACATTATGTTTGCAAAAAAGTTCCTTTCGGTTGGGTTTATTTCGGCAATAATCGAATCATGTATAGTATTAATTATAAATGATTCTAACTTAGCTCTCTTCATTGCATGCCAAGCATACACTAAAGCAATAGGTACAATTTCTGCGGTGGCTAAGTATTGTACTGGATAATTACGAACGTTTGTATTTCCTTCGATGTATCCAGAGCTTGTCATCTTGATATCAGGAAAGTAAAACTTAATTCCTGTGGCAAGAACTAACTTCTTTTTAATAAGTGCTGTGTCAACCCAAGCGTCCTGCTCATTGGTCACACCAGAAAACTTCTCTCTAAAAAATTTATAATACTTTCTCTCATTTCTAGTTCCTGATGTGCCCCCATACAATGGCTTAAAAGTATGTGACTTTGCTTCTTGTCTATCTACTTTTATAATTCTCGCAGTATCAGCGTGAGCGTCCACACCATTTTTAATATCCTCTCGTCCCGCAGCGTCATCTCCAAACCAAACTGCAACTCTAAACTCTAACTGAGCCTCATCAGCCTCGCCTATTAACCAACCTTCTTTTCGTGCTTTGAACAAGCTCTTAAAGCCACGCTCGATATTTTGAAACTGGCAAGAATAGTTTTTACCAGTGGAGCTATACCTACCTGTAGCGGTAATACATTGATTGATAGACGCATGTAAGACGCTATTTCCTTCATCGCAGCACTGCATAAACTTCTCCAATGATTTAGTAACTTGGGCGTTGAGTTTGCTTTGCTTTTGTTTAATTTCAAGAAACGCTTTTTGCTCTTTAGTTTTAGGCTTTAAGAGTCCGATTGCTGCTGATGATGCAGATCTCTCACCCTTTGGCGTTCGGACAATTTCGCCTCGATAATCGACAGGTTCATTGAAGCCAAGTCCATCATAGAGAAATCCTGACATCTGCTTGTTTGATCTTGGGTTGAGTCCTCCAGTGATTTCGTCAAGCTGTGCTTCAACTCTTTTAAGCTCTGTTGTTTTTTCTTCATAAATAATCCTCACTTTGTCATGGTCTAAGAACATGCCGTTAAATTCAATGTCTGCTAAAACTGGAACCTGCAAGCACTTTGTGTAAAACACTTTTTCCAAATTTTCCTCAAATAATTTTTTAATTTGTGATAAATATAACTTCTCGCATTGCTCAACATCGATGCTAGCATATTTTTTAAGCCAAAAGCTAGGCATTTCCGATGGGCAAATACCTGACTTCATCATTGCCGATATAAATTTATCTTTACCTCCTAGGTTACGCCTTGCCAGTGACGCTGCAAGACTGACCGAGCCTCGCCTGTTTGACCGCAAGGTATACTCAGCAACTTGCGTACAAAACGTGATGACTGTTGATAAGTCAACTCCAAGTCTCTTAAGCCAACCGCACTCGAATTTGGCATTGTGTGCGATGATGAACTTGCTGCTTGAGACTTCTCGCAAGAGTCGCTCAACATTCTTTGCTGTAGGCTCGCATACCACGCATTTTTTATCTTTCTTTTTCCAAGCAAGCAGGACGATTTTATTATCTTCATTAATCGGATCTCCTTTTTCTAAATTAGTGGTCTCAAAGTCTATGACTAAATAATCCTGGCCCAGAAATACATCAGGCTCAGGGTTAGACACAAAGTCAGGGACGCTAATGCCACTCATGTCGATATTATTTGCAACTCAGATTCGTGCACTTGGCAGGGCTGAACTATAATATCTAAATCTATTTTACCCAAGCTGTGAGCTAAAATTAAAGAGCAAGTCACTAAGTAGATACCAAGTAAAGTGGTGTTCAAAGTTTCTTTGTTCATGGTTTAGTTCCTTTTTAATATTATAAATGTATTATATATATATATATAATAATATATAATAATATATATATATATATTATAATATACTAGTTACTAAGTTAGTTTTAGTATCTACAATTACTGGAAAGAATGTGTGCTGACCACTAAGCTTATTCTTAGGCAAGCTAATCATTCGCCAACTCTTATTCTCGAACTCTTGATTCATTCCCAATCCAATAATTAAATCCATCTGTGCGGGCATACCTGTATTCGAGAAGTCGATATCATTCATCTCAAGCCTAAGCTTATTAGTTCCTGAATCCCCCGCTTGAGTCACGCCAACAACTAAAATGTCATTTTTCTTAGCTAGATTACGAGCTTGTGTAGCAGCTATTTCCATTTGCTCGACACGAGATTCTTTGCCAACCCAGATATTGCGTAGCTGATTTATGATGATTACATCAGGATGATGGTCATCGATTAGACCTTGCATTTCCCTGAAAGTTCCTGGTGACATAGACTTTAGAATTAAATTATCGTAACCTAATTTTTTGATGTGAGATTCTGTCACATTTGGATTTTTGCTAACTTCATAAATAGATTTCTCAGCTAACCTGCAAATAATTCTTGACATTGTAGATTTAGCAGGATCTTCATTTTCTATAAATAAAACTTTCAATCCAGACTTTAAGAATCCCGCACATAAGTTTATAATAAACAAAGACTTACCAACCTCTGGTCTAGCAAATACAAGAATATTATTACCGCGCATTGCACCGCCAGTGGCTTCCTGCAAGGAGCTTGGAAAAAGTTCAATCTTATTTTTAGAAGATATGTCTTCAATAAGTTCCCCAACATTTGTAGATATCATCAAAGAGCCGTCATTGTCTGAAGACTCACGAATAGCGTCATCAACAGATTTGTACCTTTCCATAAGCTCAAGAACACCACTTCTGGTAGGAGTCAAGAGCGTTGATGATAAATCTCTCGCTATTGATTCTTTCTTCAAGATAACGACTTCCTCAAGCAGGTTGGTAGATGAAGAAGTTCCCTGCAATGATAATAATATATTTTTATAAAGTGTAAATTGTTTAGGCAGCTCACGCTCTATACGAGACTCTAATATGTCAACGTCTATCGACATTGCTTTACTGTCTCTCTCATAAAATTCTTTTACTAAACCATATAAATATTTACCAGGGTCGCTGAATGAATCGGCTACACTTAATCGCTCCAACGTTTCAAAAGATTTTCTTTCTTTCAAGATAGTTGATAATAATTTTTTTTCCATTCTACACTCCTCTAACTTAATTTTTCTAAAATCTGATTGGACAACTCTATCTCAGACATGTCTTTTGGATCTTTTGTAATAGCTATTATTTTACACTCTTTAAAAAACAAAGAATATTTTTCTTTTAATTTTATACTTTGCGATGTCGCATCCTCATCTAAAACAATATAAACTGTGTATTTTGACAGGTAGCTCAAGGCATTAGCAGGTATGGTGTTGCTCATCAGAGCAATGCTTTTAGTATGCCTAGCCAATCTAATCGCACTTGGAATATCCTCGACCAACACTATTTTACCTTCACACCCCCTTGTACAAAAAGGAAAAGCTACGCTCGGCTCATCATCATCTTTGCTGTGCCAAAATATTTTAGCCTTACTTGTGCCCAAAGCACACTTGCGCTCATTAATCTCTTTATAAATTCTAGCAACGTAGCCTAAAACCTTGTTATCACTGGATAAAATGCTGTACATAACACGCTTAGTTATAGGACACCACATCACTTTATTGCGCCGTAACTCAACCTCTAAGATGCCAAACTTTTTAAAAAGAAAACTAGAAGCTTTGTCAGGCAATTGACATATTTCACCAATGTAAGGATACCTTTTGCTTACCACTTTCTTTTTAGCTACATAACCCCAATCGCCATCATCTGTTTTTATGAAGCCAACAATCCCACATTTTACTCGCCAACATCTGTAGACTAGACCTCGCTCAGATTTAGTCACGGAAAAGTCTCCCTTTTTGCCACACGCAGGACATGCTTGCTTGCGACTGCTTTCGCCAACAAATAGGGTTAAATTTTCAGAAGTAATTATCGTTTGATAATCAGTCATAATCTACAAATATATCAAAATCAATGTCTCCCTCATCGTCAATTTTTTCAGGTTCAAATACTTCTAAGCCGTCTAGTGAGTCTATTGGTTCTAAGATTTCACCGTAAAGCGTGAGGGTGTAGCATTGAATACATCCCTCTTCATCAGTAATAAAATCACCGCAGGTTGGACACTTTTGAGACATGTTTATCCTTTAAACTCTTTTTTAAAATTAAAATCATATACGTTCAAAGAATCTAGCCAGTCGTGGTATCCAGGGTCGTATTTTAACATCAATTCAATTTCCTGATGTTCTAATTCCTGCTGATGTGAAAGCTCTTTAATCATATCGTCATTGCTACTCATAAATTATCCCTCCAAGTTTGGTTTTCCGTAGAAAAAAGACACTGTGAGCATAGTCCTACTATAACAGCCCCACAAGAATTACACACAGTCGAAATTGGCTCCCTAAATGTAGAAGGCAAGAGTTTATCCCTCTTTTTTATTTTTTTCTTCAGTATCATTATCATCCCCCATAGTTTTCTTTTGTAGGTCATAATTCCTTCTCAATTGTATTATTTTTTAATTTTGTGTCACCATGCCAAATAAAAAGTTGTATTTTCCAAATGTCATGTAACGGTAATCGCACGTTCAAATTTTTAAGAGTCTCTAAAACAGCATCCCTCGCGGTTCTGCTGTAAGTCGATTTTCCATAAGGAAAATTAACATACTTACCAGTGTCCAACATGCCAATTTTACGCCAGTAAAGCTTACCTGCTCGTGACCTAACTTTACTAACAAGTTGTGAATTATTCATAGTCATAACTTCAATTTAGCCCTGTAAGATATATACTTTTGGACAAATACATTAGCGTTAAACGCAGTTTTATTCTTAATGTTGTAATCCTCCACACAAATAGCCAATTGATTGATTAGCACAGCGTGAGGATCTCTAACATGTCTGGTAAAAACTTCGTTTAATTTTGGCAATAATTTCATAATACAGCACTCCTTTTTAATTCAATCAAAGATTCTAGCATGTATTGAAAACTATAAGGCACATTTTTACCCGCTAAATAATAGGCAAGTGTCCTAGGAGCCACCCCAGTTAATTCACAGCACTCTCGCTGAGTGATAGCCAAACTTGCAAGCAGTTCTTTATAAAATTTCTTATCTTTTTTAACGTGTTTTTTTATATCTGGCGCGTACATCAGTGTATCTCCTTTTTATTTTTGGGTTTCTTTAAATCATACAGAACTTTAGCTGTTTTTAGTATTTTATCTAAAATAATATCAGCCTGTTTAAACGAGTTGTGTCGTGTCATGGCATCCAGAGACTTCGCTTCATCGCCACGCAGATTTGCAATGACATACATATCAAGCTTACCTCTCGAATACGATTTGAAATCTCGCGGAATTGGCTTCCATAAATATTGTTTTGAAACTTCAATAACATAATCCTCGAAAGAACGAAGCTTTTTTTTAATCATTATATTTTCTTCTTTTTATTATTCCTTCCCCCATTTTAATTAAATCACAAAAGTCATCCTCTATTTGCGTGTCAAAAATAGGTTTTTTAACACAAACAGCATCGAGCAATTCTTTTGCTTGACCAGGCTCCTCACACAAAGATTCTAGGACAACTGCAACATGAGCTGCTGCTATTTCTGAATCGCCACCAAACATCTCTTCAAAAAAATCTAATATTTTCATTGTTTTATCTTTGTCAATTCTCATTTTATAATTACTCCTTTATAAATATTTAATGTGTCTTTTAAATTTGTCAATAATTTTACGATGCGCGTCTGAAAATTCTGCTAATTCTAATTTTGCTTTTAAAAAAGCAGCGTGTACCTTCCTGCGGCTGTAAAAACTCATAGACCGCATTTCATGTTTATATTCAGCATGCCAAAAGTAAACGATGCCAAGATATGCAGGTTTGCCGACTAAAGTTTTATCGAGTGTGTAAAGCGCGTCTGATGCCTGGTAGGGCAATGTTTCATAATTTAATATATCCATTTTTTTCTCCTTTCAATTAATTATATTATGCAGTATATGCTCGATAACCTTAATCGTCCAGCCATTTCCAAGCATTTTATACCTTTGCGTATTGCTGACATGATTGGTGTAATTTCATCAGAAATATTAAATTCAATTTTGTTGTGTTTTGTTATAAACATTTTTCACCTCATAATTTTTGAATGTCTTAATCGTTTCATTAATCATTTCATCAACTGTAGCGTTTAAACAGTATTCATATAATGGGGAACCTTCTCCAAAAACTGACGCATCGATTGCGGATAGAGTATTGAAAAGTAGATTTTCAGCAACTACTTGTCTTTCTGAACCACAATCATCAGAGTTAAGAGGTGTTGCATCTTTTATCATTTCTTTCACTTTTTTCATTTTATTCTTCTCCAGTAAATTCATATTCAAAGATTATGCCAAGACCTTTCTTTTGAGTGTTTTCTTTATTTGATTGATAAATTTTTTCGGCAATTGCCAAACTTTACGACCAGAGTGTCGACCATAACCGCTAACAATAATATGAGTAGCATTTTCGATAACTTCATCTTTGCTAAGGGATATGTCCTCTGGGTCAATATAACCATCTTCATATGATATATCCATTAATTTTGGCATTTTGTGAAAGCTCACAGATT